CTATCGTAAAAATAATAAAAATTATTTAAAATTAACCTCTTTAGATGGAGTTCCGTGTGATAAAATAGTACCTATAAACGTATTTACAGGCGTGGATCCAGCTTCAAGTGTTAAAAGAGGGGCAGATTATTCCGTTATTTACAATCTTGCCGTAGATGATGAAGAAAATAGATATTCGTTGCCCTATTACAGAAAACACGCCAAACCTTTGGATTTAGCCGAAGCCATTGTAGATAATTTTAGACGTTATCATTCAGAAAAGACTCGTATTGAGTCTGTAGGGTATCAAGAAATGTTAAGAGAGTACGTCCTAAAACGATCTCGGGAAGAAAACTTATTTATTCCAGGTCTCAATATAAAAGAAAACCCCCGCAACTCTAAATCCAACCGATTGGAGTCCTTACAACCGATTTTTGCCAAGCGTCAAATGTACATTCATCAAGATCAACAAGACCTTATGGATGAACTGCTCTTATTTCCAAGAGGAAAACACGATGACATACTAGATGGGTTGTATTATGCAAACAAAGGATCGTTTGCTCCCTATCATACCGTAGACGATGTACCTTTATTGACTAAGAAAAAACGAACAATATTTAGCGATTGGCAGTTGGCTTAACAAAGGGGTTAACATATATTAAAAAAAGTAAGTAAGTCGCTCTCATGCCGTTTCTAGGGGGTTAACAAGGGGGTTAATAGAACTGGCTGTTGAGGATCGGGTCGTCCTCTGAATAATATTGCCACCGAATTTAACGAAAGAGTTAATGGCAACCGAAAAGCACCCCGAAGTTACCAAGTCAGAACGTTTATTAGATAACTATCATGAAGCCAGAGCTACGTGGGCAACCCAAGCAATGGAAGACGATGAGTTTCGTAATAATCAACAATGGAAACGTGAACACAAAAATGTATTAGCGGAACGTTCACAGGTTCCTATCGTGGATAACATCATATATCCAGCCGTAGAACAAGCTAAAGCCTTACTTACGGCAAACAAACCAAAATTTCAATCAGCGGGTCGAGACGATTCTGACAATAAAGTGGGAAAACTTTTTTCCGATATAATGGCGTATATATGGGATAACTCAAACGGAAATGTCGAATTAAAGCAAGTGGTAGACGATTACTACGTAAAAGGCATGGGGGTGATGCAAACTTATGTAGATGGAATGGCAGATTTCGGCAGAGGGGAGATTCGAATTAAAAGCGTAGATCCTCTTGATTTATACCTTGATCCTAATTCAAAAGACACCTTTGGACGTGATTCAGCGTGTATGATTATTGCAAAACGAATCACAGGTGAGCAGATCAAAGTTGCCTATCCTATGATTGTTGATCAGATAGACAATATGCAAACGGCAAGTAGCAACAATCGGTATCCAACTACCATGAGAGATGGATCCGAAGATCAGCAAATTGGACCGACAGAAGACGATGATGGATACTACCGTCATTATGAGATTATAGATCGATATGAAAAAGTAAAATTAAACTACTTTCATTTGCTCGACACACTTACGGGTGAAGAAAATATTATGAATGAAGAAGGGTTTGATGCGTATCAGCAAGAACCCGCTATTATCATGGAAACGGCACAAGGTATTCAGCCTGTAACTGAAGACAAGGCTGTACGAGAATTGTTGCAAGTAGCTGAAGCCACAGGTGGAGTTTACCACATGATTCAAGATCCTCAAACGGGTCAACCTACAATGATGCCCGGTGAAGAAGGGGATAACGCAATTCCAAATACCACAACACGGATTAATGTGGTCACTAAACTAGAAATGGTTGAGCAAGAAGTAGTGGTAATGAATCGAGTTATTGTAGATCGCATTATGAGAATAATGTCAGTAGGAGGTGTCTTAATCGATCAAAGCATTATGGACATTGAAGATTATCCCATTGTGCCTTTAATGAATCGTCACAACAGAAATCCTTATCCCATGAGTGATGTTCGATTTGTTAAGCCAATTCAAGAATACATCAATAAACTAACCTCTTTAATTATTGCTCACGCTTCAAGTTCTACCAATACAAAATTATTAATTCCAAGAGGATCAATGGATCGCAAACAATTGGAATCTGAATGGAGCAGAGCGGGAACAGGAGTCATTGAATACGATCCAGAATTAGGTCAACCGATTGTAGCGGGTCCGATTCCTTTACCCAATGAATTGTATAAAAATAAAGAAGATGCTAAAGGCAGTATCTATCAAATATTAGGGATTCATCCTTTATCTCAAGGAGATCCTAGTGCTGCTCCTTCTACATACAAAGGTACGGTTGCAGTTGATGAATATGCCCAACGTCGTATTAAATCTAAGCTAGACGATATTGACGAAATGTTGAATCAAGTGGCTCGATCTGTGGTTCAACTCATTCAGCAAACCTACACAGATGAAAAGGTGATTCGCCTTATGAAACCCGATGGTAGGACAAGTGAAGCTATGTTAAATCGCCCAGTATACGATGATTTTACTGGAGAGATCGTAGGACGGATTAACGATGTTACTATTGGTAAATACGATCTTATTGTCGTAAGCGGTTCCACGCTACCATCAAATCGTTGGGCAAGATTTGAATACTATATGCAACTCTATCAAGCTGGAATCATAGATCAAGTTGAAATCTTAGAACAAACAGAAGTTGCAGACACAGAAGGCGTCTTAGAAAGAACCGCTATTATTGCTCAACAGCAACAAACGATACAACAATTACAAGAAGAACTCAAACGTGTACAAGGTGACTTACAAACCTCGGAAAGAGAAAGTGTTCACGATAAAAAACGTGTTGAGATTGAAAAATTTAAACGTCAGTTGGGAAGAGCTAACGATAAAACGGCAAAAGCCGTTGAATTGTTTGAAGCTCGATTAAGCGATCAACTGAAAATGGAACGGGAAACGGAAGCAGAACCTCAAACACCAGTTGCTGTCACTTAGACAAATTGGAAGGAGATAATATGGAAGAACAAGTTCAAGACATTATTGCTGAAGATAATTCAAATAATGTCTCGGTAGATCAAACTGACGGACTAGAGCCATTTGATGCCAGTTTAGATACAAAAACAGGTATGTATATGGACGAACCTAAGGAAGTGGAAACACCTCCTGTAGCCCCTGTTGAGAAACCTCAAGAGGAGCGTTACGAATATTGGCAAAGTAAATACGATCAGAAGGCGAGTGAGTTCAACTCAATGGAACAACGTATCAAGGAATTAGAAAATGTCGAGCCTATTGCAAGGCACATTAAAGACAATCCTTGGGTTTTAGACAATGTTGCAAAATCACTCTCTGGTGATACCCCTGTGGTTGCCGGTCAACCCGAATCGCAAGGATTACCAAAGAAACCCCAGCGTCCAAGTAAGCCAAGCAATTATGATCCATCTGAAGCGTACATGGATCCGGAATCGGTTAGTTTCAAGTATCGTGATTCTCTAGACACATATCGAGAGGATTTGGTGAACTACCAAGAGCAGAAGTTGAACTATCAAGAACAACAAAATGCAAAACAATACGAGATACAACAGAAGCAACAACAAGAAGCCATGCAAAAACAAGAACAACAAGCAATGGTTCGCAATTTAACAGAGCAGTATGGGTATACACCCGAAAAAGCTACGGAATTTATGAAGTATTATTCTTCTCCCGATAGTATCTCTCTAGACAATTTAGTTGCTTTAGACCGAATACGGAATGCTCCAAGTACCGCAGAAGTGGAGACAAGGCAAAAAGCTGAAATGATGAAGAATCGTCAACAACGGGTTGCCGTTCCCCCACCAGCAAGTGTTGGAGGTGGAGAAAATCAACCGCAGTACACAGATGAAGATTTGTTCAATTTGGCTTTAATGCAAAATAAAAGAACGGTTTAATCAAACGACCCTGAGGGGGGTCTAGGAGGGTAACAACAATGGCTAGTAACGCCAAAAATCTCACATCAAGTGGGGTATTGTATACAGACAGACGAGATTTTTACATTCGTCCTAATGTAGTAAAAGAGCTTTGGACTGATGTAACACCATTTACAACAGTTATTGCTAATAAAAACACCGTAACAGGTATGGCTGATCCACAGTTTAAGATGTTTGAACATCGTAATCCTTGGGCAAGGCAGTATTTTCAAACTTCTACCAGTAGTGCGTTAGCGGCAGATAATGCGGCTGATACTTGGGCTGTAACCTCTGGTTCACCAGTTGGAATGGAAGGCGAAGGCGGTGATTACGCTTACAACAGTTGGATTGGACTTGAGTGTGAAGTTTGGTCAGCCTTAACACCGGGAGCTACCAAAAGAGGCGTGGTTTTAATTACTGCGGTATCAAATAGCGGAGGTAGTGCTAATTTTAGTGTTAAAAACATGGGAGATGGTGCTTTTACTCCAGCATCTGGTGACTATTTAATTGTCGTAGGTAGTGCATACGGTGAAGGTACCGTAGCTGGAACCGCTTGGGCAGACGAACTTGCAGTCGTTTACAACCAATGTCAGATCTTTAAAACACCTTTACAAATAACAGGTACTTTATTGGCATCTGCTTTAAGAGGTGAATCATCTGAGTTGGCAAGATTGCGTGATCAGAAGTCTCAAGAACACAAGATTCAAAAAGAAAGAGCGTTCTTATTTGGTCGTTCTCCTATCAACACTAGCGGTGGATTTGATGACAATTCTCTATCTGACGCTAATAGCAACGTGGTTCGTTCAACAATGGGAATTATTCCAGCAATTGAAAAGCACGGAGCAAGTAGTGGAGACGATCAGAGTCGTTTTACTATAACTGAAGCAAGTTATTCTTACAATGATTTTGTAGACGACATGGAAAAAGTATTCCAATACGTTCCTGAAGCGGGTATGAAACGTGCTTTCTGTGGACAAGGAGCATTAAGCTACTGGTCTAAGATGGCGGGTTCTTCTGGATTTGCAGGTAACTCTGGATGGACAGTTTCCCTAGGAGATATGAAAAGAGATGCCTTAGGATTTAACTACAGAATTCTTGAAACACCTCACGGTGCTTTGCAGTTAATTCCAACTCCAGTTTTACGTCAGACTTACAACAAAACAATGTTGGTTGTATCTGATGAAAATCTGTTCCATGCTCAATACAGGGCTCCAAAGTTCCAAGCAAACATCTTAACAGATGATGCATACGATGGTGTCAAAGATCAGTATATGTCTGATGAGGGTATCGGAGTTACTTTGGTAGAAAGTCACAAGTTATTCCAAATATCATAAGGGAGGTTCATTATGGCTAGACCTTATTTAAAAGGAACAAGTGCAGGTATCAAATCACTAACAGCTAGTGCAACTCTTGCAGAAGCTGACACGGGTAAAACGATTTACTTTACCCCTCCGTCAAGTGCGGGTGCTTTGGTGATTACCTTACCGGCAGTTTCTAATGTAGGGTTAGAGTTTACAATAATACAGAAAAGTGCTTATGACACATCTGCATGTAAAGTCTCCTCTGCTGAAGGAAATAACTTTGTAGGAAACTTAGATGCTCAAACGGGTACGGGTGATAACTCAGCCGGAACGGATGACTTTATTCAATGGGGATCGGCAACGGTTGCTGGTGATTGGGTAAAGTTGGTATCTGATGGCAGTAAGTGGTATGTCATTGGAAGTTCATCTAAAGTCACTACAAACGGTATGGCAT